CATCTAAGTCAATAATTGCGGGAATTACTGACATGAAAGCCGGATAATCTTCTTGATTCAAATTGAATTTTAATGCAAAATCGGGATTTAAAAGGTACCATCCGGCAGCATCTCCAATAAATTCTGGTTTTAAACGCCCCTCTTTATAGGCTACATATCCCTTTTTAAACTCTTTCGGGAAGATATTTAAAATCTTTATTTTTTGATTCGTATCCTTAAAAGCGTCGTCAAAATATTGCATATTAAACTCTACTGCTGGTCTACCTTCTGGGGTAAAAAATCTTGAGCGGCAATACTTTATTGGCAATTCTTGTATAGTAAAATTATCACCATTATCCACTAAATATCCATAATAGCATCCATTCCTTATAACCTTTAAGGCAATTTCGCCCAATACTTTTTTTACTTTGAACTTATCTAGTATGGCAAGAGATTTATGAAAACCATCTAAAACTTTTTCTTCTTTTACGGATTCATTATTGACAAATGGAGTTACATACCAATCGTATCTGTAGAAAAAAGCCATATATCTACATAATCTTGAATAAATTCCACTTGCTCTAAAGAAAAAATTTGATATCTCTCTCATAGCTGATAAATCGCCATCATCAATAACCTTTAAAACATATGCAGCATCGCCCCAAAGAGGATTTGCTTTTTTGAAATTTCCTATTGCTAAGGTAGGGTCTTCAAGTTTTTTTGATCCAATTTGAATCTTAGAGAAGTCTATAGAAGAAGTTTCATTGGAATGATCTTTTTTCGATAAAACTTTCATTTTCTTTATTACCTAAACCTTTCTTATTAGTACCCTGCGGCTTTCATAATATAATCATAAGTAATTTTATGCTCGTCCCAATAAGGGATCTCGATTAAAGTTAAATTTTTTTCTCTACAGAACTCTCTTTTTAAGCTATCATTAAATTTTTGTTTTCTTAACCCAGACATTCCACCAAATTTCTCCTTTGGCTCATAATGTTGCACGCCTTGGTATTCGATTAAAAAATCCACTTCATCATTATCATCTAAAACCGCAAAATCAAATCGTAAAGGTCTACCATTTGTACTGTTTAACTCCGGAAAGCTAAACTCTTCTATATAATTTAAGCCCGCTTCATCAAGAACATCACATATTTTTATTTCACCTCTTGAAGCTTTCATACTTATATTCTCCTTTACAATAAGTTTAACTTTTTATTCTTACCTCTTAAAGGATTTTGTCCTAAGAGGTAAAGAATATCATTTTAGAAACGTCACGTTTAGTACGTTTCTTTTTTCTATCTTCTTCCAATTTTATAAAATACAAACCATATTCAAAAGCAGAAAATTTATCTTTTGGAATTTGCCTAGATGATCTTTTTAATATGATATTAACACCTTCATTTTCTTCTACTAAGTTTAAAATTTGCGCTTTCAAAATAGTAGTTTCACAAAAAGGTTTTAAATATTCTGATCGGCGCTCTGGTGACATTAATTGTCCTATCTTAGTGCCTAGCAATTTCACTTTTGCTTGATTTTCATCTATTAGCATTTTTATTTTTCCGCTACTCATTTGTGTTTTTACATAACTATGACACTCTGTGTTAATTGGCGCGTTAGCCTTGATTAAGAACAATGCCTCTTTCTCACAATCTGCCGTTTCATACTTTCGATAAAATTTTTCTTCATCGTTAATAACTCCAAAGTCAGGATATGTATCTCCTGCTTCAGTAACTTGTTGCTTAACAAGATAATCTACAAGACCTATACCTAAACCATTTGCATCAAGAGCAATTGCTCTAGCTTTATACTTATAAAATAATTGTTTTATGTATATAGCTTGTTCTTCAAAATGCTCGTTTTCGTAGGTGTATAAATTTACAAGTGTTTTTATTGCGGATCCTTGCGGTTGAGGTGTTACTTTAAAGACACATACTTCTGTGGCACATCCTTTTCTTCCTACGTCTACACCTAATACATAGTAAGCCGTTTTAGAAGATCGTCCGCTATATTCGTACTCTGGTTGCAATAAGACTCTACATTTATCAAATCTCTCAGACGAGAAAAAAGCATTTTCAGTATCTCCTGCCCATTCAGATTCAAACTCTCGTGAAAAAGACGCATCATTGTAGGTTCCATCAAGTTTTAACTCTTCGATATAGCTCCTCCTCAAAAGCTTCTCCATAACAGGCACTCGCCAAGTTCCGCCTAGAACAACAGCCTCATTTGGTTCAATAATTTGTTGAATCAAAAGAGTAATAAGCTTATCATAAGCAAATGAATTTTTCCATCCCGCAGTTGTTATATAAATTTGAGATTTATTAATAACTTCTTCTTCATGGCGGGTTCCATCTGAAAGACGTCTATCCACATTCATTGTAGGAATAATTACTTCATTCAAGAGCGTTCCATCAATAAGTATACACTCCTCCATAAGTCCGCCCACAGCACGTTTACCTCTTGAAGTTTGGCTTGCCGCCATTATATCTAAAACGCTTCCATTTTTAAAGATATAAACAACTTCTGTTTTTGAGTCTTTTGATTGTCCTCTATCCCAATTTATTTCTTTTTGTAACCCCGGAATAAGCTTACATAATTCTTTCATTTTTTCTCGCGCAATTCCTGTTGCTTGTTCTTTTCCGCCAGTTGTTACAAATAAATGCGAATGCGGAAAAAGAACACCTCGTAATGCGAGAATAAGAATAGAGAGAAAAGACTTACTATACGCGCGTGGGAAGGTTGCGTACGCGTACCTGTGTCGCATAACCGCCCTTAAAAAAATTCTTTGATAAAAATAAAGCTGAAAATTTTCTGGGTTATCCCCGCATAAAAATTCAACAAACATATCTGGATATTCTCGCCAATAAGCAATATACTTTTTAGCAATAGGCAAAATTGCTTTTATTCGCTCATCAGATAAGCCTATCTTTTTAGTTCCGCTACTTGTAGATAGTTCAATTAAATCCGCCAATGCCATTATTTAATTTCCCCCTTTGTAGCTTTATCTTGCTGAACTTGTTCTTCTTGGAAATCAAAAAATTTTTCATAATCTTCTGTTTCTACCGATGTTTCTTCGCCTTCAAAATCAAAATCATCACTTTTTTCATTTAGCTCTTTCTGAATTTGAATCTTTTTAAGTGCATCTTCTATTTGCTGACCAAAACCTAAATCTTGAGTAACTAAGTTATGGACATAATGATTCATATCTTTTAAGGTTAAATCAACTTTATCTTGAGGAATATTAGTTGCGAACCTAGGAATAAAGCCCTGTTTTTCACACATATCGACAAGAGTTCCAATGCAATCAATTTCATTACCTTTTGCATCTTTATTTTGTGCGGCGGTTAGCTTTACAGATTTTCTCATAGAGTCATACACTCTTGATAATTTTTGATAGCCATCTACATCTCCCGCATCAAGAGCCTGATTCATTTTTAACAATGTTTTGCAAATTAAAATAATTGTATTTTTGCTATCTGCGTCTTGTATATCAAAAGAGTTGGTAAATTCAGTATATTTTGTTTCCAATTCTACCCACTCTGCAGGCTTATAGAAACGCCCCCATTTCATGGCTAAGAATAACCTATCATCTTGCGTTAATTCAGATTCTGCTTTCTCTGCAAGTTCGCTTTCGCTAAAAAAATTTGCAAAATTTTCTGCTGGACCCGCAGATAATCGAATTTCTGGAACAATTTCTTTTAAATTGGTAGGAATCTCAGAAGAAAGCTTTTCATTGATAGTTTCAGTACTTACATAAGTTTTATATTCTTCTTCTGATATTTCTCCCTTTTTATAAGCTTCTTCAACACGCGCCCGCTTTTTTTCTAATTCAGGATGCGCGCTTAAGTACTCTGTTCTAGCATCTAGCGCCTCTTTTTGTAACTTTTCACTATCTTCCCAAGTGTAGTCTTTCCACTTTTTTAATTTCATTTTAGAAATATATTTTCCAAAAATAGCAGTTGGATTCACTTTATTTGGGTCTTTTGCATATGCCCTATCCCGCAAAATATTCCACTCTTCTGGAATATAAGGAATATCCAACTTTTTCATTATCCAAGTAAAAGTATCTGGTTCAAACAAGTCTAAATGCATTGTTAAGCACTTTTTACATAGCTCTGTTTTAGAGCCATCTTTATAAGTGTAAAATTGTTTTTCGTCCATCATTTTTTTACACTTATCGCAAAAACAAGTTGACAATTATTAACTCATCTCCTTTCTATTTTTTCTTTTTATTGCGGCATTCTTTGCAAATTGAATACCATCCATCTTTGCTAGCTTTATTTTTTGAAAAAAACTTTGTATGAGCTAATTTAATTTGCCCACATCGGGAGCATTTTTTCCATTGACCTTTTTCTTTTACTGTGTAATGCCAAATTAAATAATCTTCTTGCGCTTGATCAGCCAAAAGCTTAGGTATTTTATTGCACCATAACGAAGATATATACTCAACAGAAAAAGTAGTGTTATATTTTTTCATTAATAAATCTCTAATTTCCGCATTTTGTTTCCCATCTATTTTATAGATTAAAATGTCATATAAATCTGGATAGTTATCTTTTAAAGTTTCTTCTATTAGCGCATCTAAATCTTCCATTAAAAAATATGAATCGCTATCAAATTTACTCCATGAATCTTCTTTTAATTTAGAATAGTTATGCAAAAGCGCAGTAACATGAGCTGGGTTAAAAAGACTTACTAAACCATTACTTCGTACCTCTCCGCTCTCTAAAACTGTTATTGTTTCCGTTAAATCTAGCTTAGAAAAACTTTTTGTCGCATTTAAACAATAAATAGGCTTTTTATAAGCATTTTTTATTACGTATTGGTCTTGGCGCAATTCAATCAACTGTTTTTTTAATAGGAATTTTTGTTTACCAGTTGCCGCCTTCATTTGCTCTTCAACCTTTTCTATTGCTTGGCGCAATTCTTTTAAATGAGGAATTTCCGCAATATCTTTCTCTGTTATTGATACTTTTGGGGCAAAGATAATATTTTTATCATTTGCAATCATATTATAGATCCCATCTTCGCCATTTTCAAATTTACTTATTAATCCTTGAAAAGAGGTTTCTCTTTTGTTTACAGTTACCATGTGATTATCAGTAAGAATCTTTTTCTCTTTCCGCTCCTCTTTATCCATCGCGAAAATAATATAGTCTGATAAGATTTCTAAGTATTTATTTGTCAAAAGGTCGAAAGGGGTATTATCAATGATTTTTTGAACTAAGGCGCAGCGCTCTGCGGAAGATTCAAGAGAATAATCAAGTTTCAGTTGAGTGTCTTCGTAAGCGGTTGCCGCATTTTCTTTTTTGTTTGTCATAATAAACTCCTTTTCTTTGTCTTTATTCTATTATACCATAAAAAAATTTTTTTGTCAAGGCGGTTTATGCACTTTCATTTGATTTTTTAAAATTTTTATGATATAATTTTTATAGAAAAAGAAAGGGGCAAAAGAATGATAGGTAAACAAGAGGCAAAACAGCTTGGCGGGCGGCGAGAAGAACTTTTAGGATTTTTATGTTTAAGTGTGTTTTTTGTTGCGGCGGGCTTGCTTTTATTTGGAACTATGATTGGGATTATTACGTTTAATAAGGCGGATATTGTTTTAAAAAGTAATGGCAAAGATATAATAGAGAAAATTGATATTGATGATGATTACAAATATAAAAAGTATGAGAAGGTTTATGGCGGAGATGGGGAATTAGAAGTAATAATTCATTATGAAATACGGGAAGGAGAAAATAAATGAGGTTTATTATATATGTAGTAGGTTTTTGTTTGGGTTGGGAGATTGGAGATATAATTAATAAGAAAAAGCGGAAATAGTTATCTAAAGAAAATGGGTTATTGCGCCAAGCGCAATAATTAAGAAAAGAAAAGTAAATGGAGAGAAGAAAATTGCTATTTCCGGAAAAGTTTGGAGTGCTATTGTTGATGGGTAAGAAGGTTATATTGTATGTTCTAATGGATGGGGATTTGCGTAAGGGGATGGAGATGGAAGGGCAGAGGGATAGAGATAGATAAGAGTAGAGATGGGGATCTAAAGTACTTTTTGAAACTGTGATGTCGTGGCTAAAAAATTTTTCACATTGTCAATTTATTTTTCCCAAAATACACCCCCCGTATTTGTTTTAAAGTACGTTCGGTAGAGAGGGGGTCTAAAATTTTTAGCCTGTTAAATTAGCACCCCTAGCCAAGAGAGAAGGATAAGCGTTTGTTTCGTCGGTGTAGCTTCTTAGCGCTTTATCTAAGAAGCTACACCGATTTTCGTAAGCGTAATATCTTTGTAATATTTTACGGCGGTTTCCGCATTTGTTACAAAGGTATTGCAAATCCCGTAATAACTATTTTTTTGGAGTGAAGTGATGTTTTCTACATCACTTCACAAAATCTTTTTGCAAGATCTTCCCAGTCTTTTTGATTGTTTAGGTCTATACACAAGGCTTGACTTAAAATATTATCCCAGATAGCTTTTTTGTTTTGTGTGAGTGCATATTCACCTAAAACTTTTAGAACATCTATTTTATCTTTTCTACTCATGAGGCGGACACCTCACTTTCAATGAGAAAAAGTAGCTTTTCTTGATTTCTTTTTACCCTTTCCTTTTTTACTTTTTCCTCTATTTCATCAATGGCTGTCACAGCTATCAATGAAACAATAATAATACTTATCATGTTTTTTACCTCTTTTCTTTTTTTTGTTCCCTTTGGAACGATTATATTCTATCACAATAAAAGATATCTGTCAATAGTTTTTTTAAAAAAAATAAAAAAGAATAGAATAAAAATTCTTTTAAACCCTGTTGACAAATACTTGTTAGTGTGATAAAATATATAATAGTCAATAATTAGATATCTAACTAAGCTAAGCAATTTTATTTAGATAAGTTGATCTTAGCTGGATTAGCCGCAAATAAAGACTGTTCCGACAGCTATGAAGCGTCCCTCTTCTTCACATATAGTTAGCCTTAAGAGATTTATCTCCTAATTGTTTGGGTTTTCTCTTGGATAGTTTTTTCCTAAAAAATTTTTTGATAGAATAATATGCTATCTTATTTCGTCAGCGTAACATCTGAAACGCTCTACCTCAGATGTTACGCTGATTTTTCCTAAATGTTACAAGCTTATTAAATTTTATTACAAAATTGTTAAAAATTAATAATTTTGTAATAAACCCGTAATTAGTTAAAGCTAACTAACTTAGTTAAAGCTAACTAACTTAGTTAAAGCTAACTAACTTAGTTAAAGCTAACTAACTTAGTTAAAGCTAACTAACTTAGTTAAAGCTAACTAACTTAGTTTAGATTAACTAACTTAGTTAAGATTAATTAGGTTAATTAAAGCTAACTAACTTAGTTAAAGCTAACTAACTTAGTTAAGATTAATTAGGTTAGTTAAGATTAATTAGGTTAGTTAAAGCTATTACAAGTTTATTAATTTTTATTACAAAATTCTTAAGAATTAAAAAAATAATAAAAAAAATGGTACATAATTTTATTAATTTTTATTACAAAATTATTAAATATTAATTAAATTAGTTAGTGAGAATATTTTAATTGTTTTTACTATTAAAAAAATAAAATTTTTTTTTATAAATGTTATTAGAAAAAAAGCAAAAAAACATATTAATATACCGGCATTTTTCCAGGAAAAAAGAAAAATAAAAATTTTTTTGAAAAAACACTTGACAAAAAAAACAAAAGGTGATATAGTAATAGTGTTCCAGGAAGGAACAGCAAAAAAAAATAAAGAAGGAAAGAGGTTGACAAAAAAAACAAAAGGTGATATAGTAATAGTGTTCCAGGAAGGAACAGCAAAAAAAAATAAAGAAGGAAAGAGGTTGATTAAAAATGAAAATCGACAAACGAAAAAAGTATATTTTAATGGTGGATACGGAGACTTGTCCACTAAATTCTGGTGAAAAATGTAGTGGCGATAATTCACTCGTCTACGATGTAGGTTTTCTTGTCACGGACAAAAAAGGCTATGTATATGCCGCAGGATCTTATATTGTACAAGAAGTTTTTTATGGCGAAAAAGAAAGAATGAAATCGGCTTATTATGCAAACAAAATCGCTCAATATGAAAAAGAAATATCAGAGGGGAAACGAATTGTCGCAACGTGGCAGGAAATAAAAAATATAATAAGTAAAGTGTGTGCTGAGAATAATGTGTCGGTTATATGCGCACATAATGCAAGGTTCGACTGGTTAGCCACCAGGAACACAAGCTTATATCTATCAGACGGCAGGCAAAGTGGTTTTTTGCCGTACCTTGAAATATGGGATACAATGTTAATGTGCAGAGTTATATCTAATACGGTAACATACAAGAGTTTTTGTATTGAAAACAATTTTTTGACAAAAAAAGGAATCCCACAAATAAAAGCCGAAACGCTTTATAGATTTATTACAAGAGATACCGGTTTTACGGAATCACATACGGGTTTAGAGGACTGCCTTATCGAAAGAGTTATTCTGACAGAATGTCTAAAAAAACACAAAAAAATGAGAAAAAAGCTGTTTGAAAAAAAATAAAAAAAACTTTAAAAAACGCTTGACAAGCCTTGCAAGGTATAGTATAATATATCTTGTAAGGAACAAAAAAAATAAAAGAAAGAAGAGGTAGATTGTTATGAAATATGAATTGGATAAAGAATGGAAAAAAGAAGTAGACGGTCACACTGTTTATAGAGTGATTGCTTTAAGAGACATTTATTATACGGATAACGACAGGGAGGTTCAGAGTACTAGCAAAGGCGCTTGTGGCGGGTGGATTGAATCAGAGAGTAACCTATCCCAAGACGGCAATTGTTGGGTGGACGACGAAGCAGTTATTTATGGAAATGCAGTAGTTAAAGACAATGCAATTGTTTGCGGAAATGCAATTGTGAAAGATAATGCTATTGTAAGAGGATGTTCATACGTTGGTAAAGACGGGTATGACGATGACGATGGAGAAGGTGTAGTTATCAGAGACAATGCTGAAATAAGCAATCGAGCTATAATTATAGACTATGCAGTTATTGGGGGCAACGCTAGTGTTGGCGGCAGCGCAGTTGTGGAGGATAACGCTGTTGTAAGAGGAAATACCCATATCGGCGGTAGAGCAACTATCCGTGGAGAAGCAAGAATTTTAGGAAAAACTAACGTTTGGGGGGATTCTCTTATATACGATCAAGCGTGTATCTTAGGGGATGTTATCATTGATGAAAAAGCCTATATCGGTGGGAATGCACTAATAAGGGATAATGCTATTATTAAGGGAGATACGTTAATCAATGGTAGAGCGATGGTAAAAGATAGCGCCGAAATAAATGGCTCTGCTATTATATCAGATTTTGCAATAGTAGAAAACAATAGTAAAATCGATGGACACGCTAAAATATATGGCTCTGCGATCGTTTCGGGAACATCTCACATTTCTGGCTTTTCTATCGTGCATGATGAGGCTAAAGTAAAAGACTCAACGATTGATGGGTGTATGGAAATTTGTGAAACTGCAAACATTTTTAATAAAAAATTGTTTTCCCCACGTTTAAGAGTGACAGATGATAAAGAATAAAAAATAAATATTCTTGATAGACAATAGCAACATACAAAAAATCTTTAAAAAACGCTTGACAAGCCTTGCAAGGTATAGTATAATATATCTTGTAAGGCAACAAAAACAAAAAAAATTATTTTGCGGAGTAAACCGCATAAAAAAATCAGAAAGAGGTATAATATGACAAAAAAAGAAATGTTTAAAAAGGTTTATGATGTTTTAACAATGTCAGAGTTTTCAGAGAAGGAAGAAATTTTACAAAAAATTGAACGGGAGATTGAATTGCTTGAAAACAAAAGTAATAATAAAAGAGCAACAGCTAAACAAGTAGCAAACGAAGAGTTTAAAGAGTTAATTTTAGAAATCCTTACGGCAAGTGGAGAGCCTATGATTATTTCAGATATGCAAAAAGCTAATGATGTTCTTGCGGGATTAAGTAATCAGAAAATCTCTGCCTTGATTAAACAGTTGCGGAGCGAGGGAAAGGTGAAAAGAACACTCGAGAAAAAAGTTGCTTATTTTTCAATCGGCAACGAAAGCGGACTTGAGTAAAAAACGTTAGGCGGGATTTTCCCGCCTAACACTAAAAAGGCGGTGAAGCTATTGAAATATGAAATAGAAAAAAATGGAAAAAAGAAAATAATTAATATTCCCGATGATCTGATAGACAGATACCAAAAAGAATATGAGTTATCGCAATCAGCGGCTATTAAACTTTATTTGGAAGATGAGGAAATTTTAACTAATGAGGAAATAGAAAAATTGACCGAGCAAGCCAAAAAGAATGGACTAACCGGAAAAATAAATAAAGCTAGTTCTATAAATAAAACTTCTGAAAAAAAGTCGCGAACGGTTAAAACAAGTGATGAAAAAAAAGAGTTATTTAGTTTTTTATTAGATAGTTTAAAAGGTTATGATCTTTCAATTTTAACTGAGAATAAATTAATTCAAATTAAAGTGGGAAATAAAACTTTTAAACTAGACCTAATAGAGCAAAGGCAGAAAAAATAGAATAAAAGATCCAAACTATATATAGTTTGGATCTTTTTTATTTTAAATGTTACAAATATATAACAGCTTGTAATAATTAAATTTATACATATTTTTTCATATTATAAAAAGCAACAAAAATTTAACAATATTTAATTAAATTGTAATATTTTTTTAACAAAAATTTAATAATATTTAATTAAATTGTAATATTTGGTAACATTTTTTAAATATTTTACGATCTAATTAAATATTATTAAATTTTTGTTAAAAAAATATTACAATTTAATTAAATATTATTAAATTTTTGTTAAAAAAATATTACAATTTAATTAAATATTGTTAAATTTTTGTTAAAAAAATATAAAATGTTACAAATATATTAAATTAGGCAAGAGGATGGCGGAAATGGGTCTTGGCGCTTCGCTTAAGACCCATTTCCGAGTTTCCCAATTGTTACACTTTTATTAAATTTTTTTACAGAAAATTGAACAATTGTTACAAAAATATTAATTCCCGAAAAAATGTAATAAATTTGTAATATATTACGATTTTGTTACATAGTTGTTGCTTTTTTTACATAGAAAATTTAATATATTACAAATTTATTACATAGTTGTTATGAATTTTTAAATGTTTTATATTTTTTTGTCATATAATTGTTAGAATATTTAATATTTTTGCAATAAAATTGTAATATATTATTTTTTATTGCAAAAATATTATTTTTTAGGATAAAAATATTATTTCTCTATTATAAAAACATTAAAATATTATTATTCTTAAAAATTAATATTCTTGCAATAAAAAAATATTATTTTTTTCACTCTTTTTCTTCTTATTCAATAAAAAATATTCTTTATTTTTTTCAAAAAGGTATTGACAACTTCCTGCCGGTGTGCTATAATTTAATCATCAAAGAAAGAAAGAGAGGAAATAAAAAAAATGAAAGAAAAACTTATAAAAATGTATATTGACTGGTCAACAGGAGCAGATGAAACTTTAAAAATGTCGGATTGGTTGTGCGCTTGTTTCGATTCTGATATTAGCCCCGACGAAATTGAAGAAGAAGCCGAAAAAATTTTAAAAACCTGTTGACAAATTACCGCAAAAGTGCTATACTATAATCAAGAAAGGAGAGATGAACATGGATAAAGAAAAACTGATAAAAATTTATTGGAAATTGTGGACTTCGGCAGACTTTGAAAGTGATTTTCAGTCAGATTGGCTCACGGTGTATCGGGAAATGCAGGCGGGCAACCATTATAACATCCCCGCAGCGGTCGTTGAAATGTGTTTTCAGTATTTGCAGGAATGGGAGAAAGAGAGCTAAAAAAAGAAAAAAATCTTAAAAAACCTCTTGACAAATAAAGGCGACTGCGCTATAATAAGAACACAGTAAAGGAAAGGAGATAGATAAGCCATGAGAGATCCGCCGAACTGATTCAATAGTGCGTAGCGAACACTTAAAATAAAAGCTAAAAAAAATAAAAAAAACTCTTGACAATCTTTCCAGGATATGATACAATGTATCTTGTAAGAAACAAAAAATATTCTTGTAGAGTAAACTACATAAAAAAATCAGAAAGAAGGTATAATATGACAAAATTAGAAATGTTTAAAAAAGTTTATGACGTAGCGTATGTAGCAGATTTTTTGGAGAAAGAAGAGGTTTTACAAAAACTCGAACACGAGATTGAATTGCTTGAAAACAAGAGTAAAAATAAAAAACAGACAGAAAAGCAAAGAGAAAATGAGGAATTTAAAAAGCTGATTTTTGAGGTTGTTATGTCGGGTGAAGAACCAATGACTATTTCAGATATGCAAAGTGTCAATGATGTTTTGGCACAATTAAAAAACCAGAAAATATCTGCCTTGATTAAACAGTTGCGGGAAGAGGGAAAGGTAAAAAGGATTTTTAAGAAAAAAGTCGCTTATTTTACAACAGGCAACGAAAAAGAAGATGAATAGAAAAATCAATGGGCGGGATTTTCCCGCCCATCACCAAAAAAGGCGGTGAAGCTATTGAATTATGGAATAGAGAAAAATGGAAAAAAGAAAACTATTCATATCCCCGATGATATTTTAGATAGATACCAAAAAGAATATGGAATAAGTCAGAATAAGGCAATCCAACTTTATTTGGAAGATGAGGAGATTTTAACTAATGAGGAGATCGAAAAATTAACCAAACAAGCTAAAAAAAATGGACTAACCGGAAAAATAAATAAAGCTAGTTCTGCAAATAAAAGCTTGGAAAAAAAACCTCGCACTATAAAAACAAGCGATGAGAAAAAAGAATTATTTCAATTTCTATTGGATAGTTTAAAGGACTATAATATTTCAATTTTAACCGAAAACAAATTAATTCAAGTAAAAATTGGAGAAAAGATTTTTAAACTAGACCTAATAGAGCAAAGACAAAAAAAATAAAAAAACGCTTGACAAGCCTTGCAAGGTATAGTATAATATATCGTGTAAGGAACAAAAAAAAGAAAAGAGGTAAAAAAATATGAAAAATAATAAAACGCTTGTTTTTGATATGGATGGTACAATAGCGAACCTTTATGGAGTAGAAAACTGGTTACCTTTATTGGAAAGTGAAAATCCATTACCTTATATAGTGGCACAACCGCTTATAGATATGGCGGAATTAGCAACTTTATTAATGGCTTTTAAAAATAAAGGGTGGACTATTGCAATTACGTCATGGTTATCAAAAGATTCAACCAAAGAATTTGATAAGGCTATCAGAGTAGCCAAGCAAGAATGGCTAGAAAAATACTCTTTCCCTTTTGATGAGGTACATTTTGTAAAATATGGTACTACTAAAGCAAATTGTACTAGACATCACGGCGGATATCAAGTTTTAATTGATGATAATGAAAAAGTTCGACAGGGTTGGCATTTAGGAACTACTATTGACGCTACAAAAAATATTATTGAGGAATTAAAAAAATTTCTATAAAAAACACTTGACTTTATTTCTCTTTTATGCTAGAATAAAAGAGAAATAAAGTCAAGGCTAAACAAAACAAGTTAGTATTTCTTATGTGGATAATTGCTGATATTTTATGGATAGCGATAAATTTTATAACCTTTTTCAATTTATCTCAAGTTATTATGTGCCTTATATATGCCGGGACAGCTATATATAGCTGGAAGAATTGGAAATAAAAAAAATGTTGATATTAAGTAGAAAAAAGCCAGTAATAGTATTGTAATAATAAGGAAGGATATTTTAACAATAATATTACTGGCGAGTAAAAAAGACTAACAAAAATTTAATATTTCTTTAGGATTTTTTATGATAAAATTAATAAGAATTTAATATTTTTGTAATATTCTTATGACAAATTTAATAAAAAATTAATATTTTTGTAATAAAATTAATAAAAAATTAATAAAGAATTAATATTTTTATGATAAAGTTAATAAAAAATTAATAAAGAATTAATATTTTTGTAATATTTTTTGATAAAAGTGCAATAAAATTTAATACTTTTGTAACATTTATTTGGGCGGAGCAGTTTCTCTGCGCTTTCAGCGAGAAACTGCTCCGAGTTTTCTTTTTTTAAATATTATTACAAAATTTTTACGAGAAAATTATATTTTTTTACTTTTTTATGAATTTTCCTATAATCACTATGACCTGAGCGGGCTATGCTCGACAGAGGAGAGCCCGTTTCCCCCTTCCAGAGACCCCCATAAGGATTTTTCTTCTGGTTGTTTTGAAATTTTGCGGCGCCCAAAAATCCCATTATACGAGCCCTTCGCCTAGTTGTTTGATTTTATAAAAATTTTATGATATAATATATGTATAAGATAAAGAAAGGAGTACACTGCACCATGACAACTGAATTACGAAACAAGGTAAGCGAGTTAGCGCTCAAAGCCATTCTGGAGGGAGAAAAATTGGAGAACCTTTCTATTGCCCTCGAGAAAACTTTTCGAGAGCAGGAAGCCAAACTGAAGCAGGAGGAGGCTGCAAAGAAGGAGAGCGAGGAGAGAATCCGCGAGGCTTTAAAGATGCTTAAAGAAGAAGGGTTTGAGTTACGAGGCGCGATGGAGCCGTCCATCTATGATATCCTGAACAGGCTATGGTAGGGAGGGAACGGGGGGCGGGGGCCCCACCACCCTTCCCCAATTTCTTTGATTTCCTCTCAAGATCTCAAGATTTCCTCTCAAGATCTCAAGATTTCCTCTCAAGATCTCAAGATTTCCTCTCAAAATCTCTTTAATTTGCCCCAGGACTTCTTTGATTTCCTCCCTCCCCAGACTTCCCTCTCTTCCTAACCCTACTTATTTCCCCTCTACCTTCCCTACCCCTTATTTTTCACCTCAACCAACTACTACCTTACCTTCAATCCGCACCATTAATCCCCATCCCCCTTAACACTTCTCGACCCTTGTTCTAAGGGTCTTATTTCAGTGGGAAGATCCATTGAACTCTCCCTTAAACGCTAATCAACTTTATTTTAAACCTAAGCCTCTTTTTTTACATCTTCCGTACATACTTCCATACAAGCAACTTTTATCGGTCTAAATCCATACCTTTCAATAAATGCCCCAATACTATTTTCATAAATATCATCCGCAGCCTTGCATATCCGCTTATTAGCTTCACTCTTACTTATATCACCCGCTTTTCTTGCGGAGATTGCATTTTCAATCTCTCTATCTCCGTCAAAATTTTTCTTAAAAACCGCCCTTAAAAAAGCATCTTGTTCCTCAGTAACAGGCGCATATCCCATTTTATCTTCTGTTAATCGCATCCATTTGCGCTCACCCAACACTACGCTATCCCCATGTATAATTGGTCTAATATAATTGGTTGCGCTCTTATCGCTATGATTATACTTATTCTTCACATCTACGGCATTACGCGCCAAGTTCATCACAGTATTATAAGGATGCTCCGGCAAAAACGCCAATGTAAAATCTTTATAATCTCTCTCTTTAGCCTCTCTCTGGCTTTTGCGCGGCAATAGAGGAATATCTTCATCATAAACCTCATTAACATGAATCAAAAGATGCCCCTTATCATCAACTTCTTCAATATCAAAATCCAAAAAATCCCTCAAGTGCGCCATTAACTCATCATATCTATTTAACCAAACATGGCGGCTAATGCCCAACTCCTTCATAAATGCGGTCTTAGTATATTTACCAGCCTTAATCATCTACTTTTTCACCCTTTCCTCAAAAAAATTCGACACTCTCTATAAATTTTTCCTCAACACTTTTCTCCTATTCTGTCCACAAAAATAAAAAATAAAAATTTAAAAATAGGCTCTCCCAAAAATAAAAAATCATTTTTCAAAATGCCCTCTTCTCAATCCCCTCTTTTATGCTCTTCAATTACATTTTTTACATAGGGTATTGTACCACTACCACTGTCGGAAATTTGGGCAACGTATATATACGTTGCCCAAAAATTTTACACTGGTGACCGTACTATATCCAAGCACAAAATCCTAATTCTCCATCTTAAAAAAGACTTCCCTAAAACCTTCTTAAAACTCATCCTAAACCATATGAAACCCCCTTAAGGGGGTTTCATATGGTTACACAATGATTGG